TGGTAGGGCTTACTGATGGTCCAACTAATTATACAAATACATTCAAAGGTCAGGGCGTAGCTTGCTTGTATGTACGCTTAGAATATAATCAAGATGTTTTCCAAAGCGGTATGCCTCTAATTACAGCCGTTGTTAAGGGCAAAAAGGTCTATGACCCGCGCAAGGATAGCACCAGTAGCGCCTATAATAGTTCTTTAGGGCAATCTACTCAAAGATCAGCTACTCCCTCTACATGGACATATTCTGCAAATGCGGCTTTAGTAATGAGAGATTATCTTACAAATTCTCAAGGCGTTGCAACAGAGCAAGATCAGATCGACGATGATATGATCGGAGTAGCCGCAGATGATTGTGCAAGCGTTGGTGTTTCTGGCTCAGAAGATAATACTTTTGAAGTAAATGGGTCTATTTCTACAGGGAAAAGCAAACTACAAAATCTAAATGATTTATCAAAATGTATTAATGGTACGTTATTCTGGGCGCAGGGTAAATTTAGGCTTGTAGCTGGAGCATTTCACGCACCAACAATTACTGATGCATTCACACTTGATGATGTTCGAAGCGCAATAAGTATACAAACACGATATTCACGACGAGATTTAGTAAATACAGTTCGTGGTACTTTCATTGATAAAGACAATAGGTGGATAGCTGACGATTATCCAGAACAGCAACTTGCAGATATGACAGAAGATAATAATGTAGAAAGCATTATTGATTTGCCATTGCCTCTTGTTACAAGTTCAGCAACAGCGCAAAGGCTTGCCAAGCAAGTATTATATACAAGCCGTGAGCAAATCGTAATGACTGTTAGTCTTGGCGCTAAAGCATATCAGCTACAGGTAGGCGACACTATAAAAGTCACAATGGACAGATATAGTTGGACTGATAAAATTTTCTTAGTTAAATCATGGAAATCAAGCGGCGGCGATGGTTCACCTATTGAAGTACAGGTAACACTGCAAGAAACATCATCTACAGCATACAACTGGAGTATATCGGCTGATGAATATCAGCAAATTGTTTCAAATAACACTAGCTTAAATAATATCTTTGATGGGTTAACCATTTCTACTCTTAATCTTTCGGCTGGAACTGCAAGCACACAAGCTGATGGCACTGTTGTTAATAATATTGCTTGTTCTTGGACAGCGCCTTCAAATGGTCAAGTTACGCATTATGAATTTGGATATAAAACATCAGGCGCAACAAATTATACAGAAACTACTGTTAAAAATACAACCTTCCTAATTGAGCCAGCACTTGTTGGTAAAAATTATGATGTTCGTGTTCGCGCTGTTACAAGCCGTGGTAATACGTCAACTGCTTATAAAACAGGAACTATATCAAACGTACCAGCCGTAACAACAGCCCCATCTGTCCCAACTTTCTCAAGCTTCACAGCTACAGGGGGATATAAACAGGTTGTTTTAGATTGGGTAAATCCTACGAATAATGATCTTAGATATGTAGAGGTCGCAAGAGTTAGCGGTGGCACAACAACAGTTATAGGAAATAGTTCTGGTACAACATTTACTGATGGCGGTAGGGCAAATAGCACTGCTTATGTCTATAAAATAAGGGCAGTTAATACATCTGGAGTAGCATCAGCATACACAAGCACAAGATCAGCAACAACAGAAGCTGATAATGTTGGACCATCTGGCGCTAGGGGCGCTGGAATTTGGACTATCAATTTAAATAGTGGCGATATGCCAGCAATTACAGCATCATCATCAGCAATTAATACCTTATTTACTTCAAATGTTTCAGCGCCTGTTGATAAAGATCAAGCCAGATTTACAAATAATACAACTCAAGAACAAAGAGTATGGCTGTATAATGGTAGCACATGGGCATATCAGGCAGAAGTTATTGATGGAAACCTACTTGTTGGAGGCTCAATAGACGCAACAGCTTTGAATGTAGATAAATTAAGCGCAATTTCTGCAAATTTAGGCAATGTTACAGTTGAAGATGTTCTGCAATTACAGGCTGGCGGTTCTGGCTTTATTGGAGGCCGTACAGCACAATCAGCATATGATGTAGATGGATTTTTAGTAGCTAGAACTGATTTAGGAGGCGGCTCTAAAGGATTTGAGGTCAGCCATACCTCAGTTGTTAGCAGTGAATTGTCTGGAATTATCCATCAACAAGCGTCACCGATGAAGTTATTCAATCCTAATTTCTTAGATGGTGGTAGCATTTCTGGTGGTACAGCCGTTATTTCTACAAGCACAACAACAAATATCGGTCAAACAGATGAAGTTGATATTACAGTATATGGCGGCGGCGGCGGTGGTGGTTCTGGTAAAGATGATGGATATAATGGTGGGACAGGTGGTACTACTGGTGGCACTACAACGGCAGTAATTCGCCAAGGTTCTGCAACAGGCACTATACTCGCTACCATTACTGCAACAGGCGGCTCTGGCGGTGCAAATGCCTCAATATACTGGACACAAAATCATGATGGACAAGCATCGCAATTTGGCGCTGGTGGCGCTGGTGGTAATGCAAATTCAAATGGTGCTAGTCCAGCTTTTGGTGTTCATGGCGCTGGTGGTGGTGGCGCTGGAGGTGATGATAGCAGTACATTTGATAGTTCTGGTGGTGCTGGTGAAGGTGGTGATGCTGGGCAAGCCGTGTCTCAAGTAATTGATACATCATCTACAAGTAGTGATATTTTTATAATTACAACTATTGGCGCTGGTGGCGCTGGAAGTTCAGAATTTGATTATTCTGGCGCGGCTGGTTCATCTGGTGCGGTTGCTTATGCATCACCATTAGGCGGTACAACCACATATAAAATAAATGATTTTATTCAAAAGCGCATAAAGAAAACTACTGCTAATTCTGGGTATCAATCACTTAATGCAACACATACTTATTCATCTTCTGACATTACTTTACCTAAAGGATACTATAAGATTATAGGTTTCATGAGAGGGGATTTTCAAGCTTTTAGCAGTAGCAATACTGGATATTCATATAGCTTTCAATTAAAGAGAGATAGCGGCGGTGATCAAACATTTAAATCAGGTATAGGATTTATGTCTGATGGAGGTAGTAATACTCAACAACACACTTTTGATTCAAATTCTGATTTAGTTTATTTCTCTGGACATGATCATTTATTTTTTACTGTAACAAAAACGTCTTATAGCAATGGACAGTATTATTTTATTTATGAGATTGAAATAGAAGGTCCATATTCAGATACAAGTTATATATAAAAATACAGATATTTTATTAACTTTCATTTATTGAAAAAGTAATGTATTATCCACAAGCATAACAACACTTAATAGGAGGCCATGTCATGGCAACACTTGGAGATCGGGTCTTTGATAATGGCCTTACAGTTTTAGACACAGAAGCTAATAAAATCACAGTAACGTCACAGGAAGCTTCAACATTCGCAGAAGCAAATGCAACATATGCACTTGGTAATTCAACTTCACTATCAATAAACGCACCAGCAAATCGTACTGGTGGTGGTAGAAAAGTTACTGTAGCCGCAATAACTGATGGCTCAATTACTGCAACTGGAACTGCTACTCATTATGCTATTATTGACACGTCAAACTCACGTTTGCTTGCTACAGCGGCTTTGACTGCATCGCAATCAGTAACCAATGGCAACACATTTACATTAGCAACATTTGATATTGGTATTCCTGACCCAGCTTAATTTAACTTAGGAGTATTGCTCAATGGCGCTTGTAATAAAAGATCGTGTTAAAGAAAGTTCAACTACAACAGGAACTGGCACATATACTTTAGCTGGCGCAGAGGCAGGGCATCAAACCTTCTCAGCTATTGGGAATGGGAATACAACATATTATGCCGCTACCGACGGAACATATTGGGAAGTCGGTATCGGCACATATACTGCATCTGGCACAACTCTTGCTAGAACTACTATTTTATCATCATCTAATAGTAATAATGCGGTAAGCTGGACTGCTGGTGAAAAATTAATCTTTGTTACACAACCATCCTCTAAAGCATCTTTCTTAGATGCAAGCGGAAACTTAAACTTATCTGGTGATATTGTAGTATCAGGTACAGTAGACGGACGTGATGTAGCGGCTG